GATGCAGATCGCAAACCTCTGATGTTTGTTTTGGACTCTTTGGGTATGCTTTCTACCGAGAAAGAGATTGCCGATGTAGCAGCAGACAAACAGGTCAGGGACATGACCAAGAGTCAGTTGATTAAGGGTGCCTTCAGGGTGCTCACACTCAAACTAGGCAAGGCAAATGTGCCTATGCTGGTCACCAACCATACCTATGATGTCATTGGTTCCTATGTGCCCATGAAAGAAATGGGTGGCGGTAGTGGTCTCAAGTATGCATCTTCTACTATCATCTATCTGTCTAAGAAGAAAGAGAAGGATGGCACAGATGTTGTCGGTAACATCATCAAATGTAAAGCACAGAAGTCACGTTTGACTAAGGAGAACTCTCAAGTTGAAACTCGTCTTTACTATGATCGCGGTCTTGACAGATACTATGGACTGTTGGAATTGGGTATCAAGTATGAAGTCTTTGAGAAAGTAGGAAATCGTATCAGGGTTGGTGACTCTGCTGTTTATCCCAAGTCTATTCTTAGCGATCCTGAGAAATACTTTACTGATGAAGTAATGCAGGCACTTGATGAAGCTGCTGCACAGGAGTTTCGTTATGGTTCTTAATCAAAGACTTTCCACTATGATAAACTGTGGGGGAGACTCCCTTGTAGATTATATTAGAACTTATGATGATGTAGTCGATGCAAACTTTTGTGATAATGCTGTCGAACTATTTGAGAGTGATGAGAGTGTTCAAGAAAAAATTGATAGAGAGCAGAGACCTACATTCACCGAGGTAAATATTTCTCAGCAGTATCTTAAGAAAAATACTGTTTGGATGGAAACTAATGTGTTAGTACAGCAGGCATATGTTCAGTGTGTGTCTGAATATCTTGATGAGATGGATCTTGGTCCAGATTTTCCTTCCAAGTATGCCTTTGAAGAGTTCCGATTGAAAAGATATGTTGCAGGAACCGATGATGAGTTCAAAGATCATGTTGATGTTCAGGACTACTTCTCTGCTCGTAGATTTCTTGTGTGTTTTCTATACTTGAATGATGTCAAAGATGGAGGGAATACGGAATTTCCTAAACTAGATCACACAATTCAACCAAAACGTGGTAGAATGTTGGTGTTCCCTTCTAACTGGATGTATCGCCACGCGGGTCGTCCAGTTATTAGAGGCACAAAGTATATCCTTGGAACTTATCTTCATTACCTATGAATCTAGAAGTAACCATTCTCAGCAACCTTATATTCAGTGAGGACTATGCACGAAAGGTTCTTCCCTTTTTAAAGTCGGATTACTTTACTGCTCGTGAGCATAAGATTATCTTCTTAGAGATTCATGAATACATCAGTCAATACGATGCATGTCCCAGTCTCAACGCAATTGGTATAGAATGTCAAGAGAGGACTGACCTTACTGAGGAACAGTTCCAAGAAATTATTCAGGTATTAAATGTCCTTTCCGATGATCCCACAGACCACGATTGGCTCATTGATACTACGGAAAAGTGGTGTCAAGAGCGTGCGATCTACCTATCTCTTATGGAGAGTGTCAAGATTGCTGACGGTCAAGATACCAAGAGGGACAAAGGTGCTATTCCTCAGATTCTTTCAGAAGCACTAGGAGTCTCATTCGACCAACATGTAGGACATGATTATGTTGATGATTCTGAATCACGATACGACTTTTATCATCGGAAAGAAGATAAGATCCCTTTCGATCTTGAGTTTTTTAATAAAATCACAAAGGGTGGATTGCCCAATAAGACTTTAAACATTGCACTCGCTGGCACAGGTGTTGGTAAGAGTTTGTTTATGTGTCATGTTGCTTCATCTGTACTTCTTCAAGGAAAGAATGTTCTGTATATAACTATGGAGATGGCAGAAGAGAAGATCGCAGAAAGAATTGATGCTAACCTACTCAACGTTCCTATCCAGCAACTCGGAGATCTTCCGAAAGTAATGTTTGAAAAGAAGATCCAAGCATTGAGTAAAAAAACTCAGGGCAAGTTAATCATCAAAGAATATCCTACAGCATCTGCTCATGTCGGTCATTTTAAGTCTCTTGTTAGTGATCTTGCTCTTAAGCGGGGGATTAAACCCGATATTATCTTTGTGGATTACCTCAATATCTGTGCTTCCCAGAGATATAAAGGAAGCATTGTCAATTCCTACACCTATGTCAAAGCAATTGCTGAAGAACTCAGAGGGTTCGCTTGTGAATGTGGCGTCCCTATTGTCTCTGCTACGCAGACCACTCGTGCAGGTTACGGTAGCACTGATGTTGACCTTACTGACACTTCTGAGTCCTTTGGTCTCCCTGCTACTGCTGATCTTATGTTTGCCCTTATTAGCACGGAGGAGCTTGAGGGCATGAATCAAATCATGGTTAAGCAATTGAAGAATCGATACAATGATGGCGCTGCCAATAAAAGATTCTGCGTAGGTATTGACAGATCTAAGATGAGGTTGTATGATGTTGAGGAATCTGCACAAGAAGATCTTGTTGATTCTGGTCAACCAGAAAAGCAGATTGATCTAGTTACAAAATTTAGACAAAAGAAATCATTTCAAGAATTAAAGTATGATTGATCCTAAGAGGTATGTACAATTTGTTGATGCTGTCACGTCGCAAGAAAGCAAAGACTATAATAGTTTTGCCGCTCGTCTCTATGAATTGGGAGAGCAGCAGTTCCCTACCGAGCGATTGCTTACTGCTGCTGTAGGAATGTCTGCTGAAGCAGGTGAGTTTACTGAGATCGTCAAGAAGATTGTCTTCCAAGGTAAACCTGTCAATGAAGAAAATCTGTTTCACCTTAAACGTGAACTTGGAGACATCATGTGGTATGTTGCTCAAGCATGTATGGGTCTTGGTGTTGATCTTGATGAAGTCATTGAAATGAACATTGACAAACTCAAAGCACGATATCCTGGTGGTGAGTTTGATGCTCACTATTCGGAAAACCGTGTTGATGGAGATGTCTGATGGGTAAGAAATCATTTAAGAATAAGCATCAGCAGCAATGGGAATGGGAAGAAACTCCTGAGACTAAAGCAGCAATTGCTGCTCTTCATGAAGGCATTCGCAAGCGCCAATTGAAGGAGCAGGACGATAAACTTAACTATGACACTTCAGGAAAATGAATCTTACACAAGATGAACTTTGGAATACGATTGCAACCCTTGGTTGGGATGTCAGAGAAGACAACATTGTAATTGAGATTGGTGGCACACAGGTATCTGGTATCTACCAAGGTGAAGATTATAATAAAAAGTGGGCAGCTCAATATGGGGATCGTAAGTACAACAAAGATGCGTTCATCGTGCTTAAAAATCTATCCAGGAATGATGACACCAAGTCTCAACCCATGGATAGAGAACACAAACCTCATCATGGAACTCCTGAAGTAAAAAAAATTGCTTAGTCTTTGGATCCACCTACGAGCATTCTTTTCTGTTGTAGTGGTGAGTTGTGCTCACCCTGCCAACTGGGAGCAGTGTGTTCGTGTGGATCAATGGTTATTGCCTGAAGTTGTCCAGGGTTATAAACTTTGGACAGGACAGGAAAAAATCTATGAAAAAGAAAAGGATTATCTAAATAGTTTCGATGATATCGTAGAGTAGATGACACTTAAAGTTCCTGAAGCAAATACGATTACCTTTAGAAAGGTGATGGAAGCACTAGGTGGTGAAGATTATTCTTACTATTCGTTTGATGTAAAAAATATTGAAGACGCTGCGTCTAAAAAGAAAGTTCAAATACTTCTAAAAGTCTATGTTCCTCAAGCAGAAAGAAGTAGAGCAACTGAAAAGATTTCTAAAGCACTAGAAAGTGATGGTGTTGAAATCATTTCAGAAAATAACAAGATTGATGTATTTGTAGCAAACTCTGACAATAAAAAAATAATTAGATTAGAAATCAAACCCCCTTCAGGAGGTTCTGGTGCTGGTGCAGGCATTACTAAGATTGTTGAATCTGCACAATGTTTATATGCTGCTATGATTTATGAATGTAAAGATCTGAGAGTTGTATCTGAATCTGACTTGAAATGTGGTGCAGCATTCAGTGATACTCCAGGAGTAAAACTTGATCAAATTCTTTCTCTTGATGCTGAGTGGAAGAATTCTTCTCTCAAAGGTGGGGCATTAATTAAGAAAACACTTGGTGGTTCTGCAGGAACATATGAATTTGTTAGAGGTGATAGACTTATTGAAGCAGCAATTAGTAAAGCATTTACTAAAGTAAGAACTCAGACAAATCTTGCTACAGAAGACAAGTGGAACCCTGCTGATATTTGGGCAGTCAGAAAATCCATGAAAGCAACCATTGCTAAAGAACTAAAAGCAATGGGTACAATTGATGAATTAAATCAGTATCTTCAAGCAAAGAATGCTTCTAAAGATTTAGTTGGATTTTCTTTGAAAAAAATGGGAGGCAATCCAACAGCAAAACTTTTGAATGCTGATAGTCCTGCTGAGAGAAAGAAAAAACTACAAGCATCATTTGCAAAGTATGACTTGACATTTGATAATAAGAGAAAGGGTGATAAGCAATATCCTATGGATGTTTATTATTACTATGGACCTGGTAGTTTCCAGAAGTTTCAAGCAAGAAACTTTGGTGGAGATAGTAAAGGCGATTGGAAGTTGGAACTTAAGGGGCAGTTTGCTGCTCAAGGAA